TGCTCCAGCTAACACATTCTTTTTAGAATATGTGGCTAGACCTCAAACTGCTGAGATCTTCTTTGAGGACGTTCTAATGGCACTTGTGTTCTACGGGATGCCAATACTCGCAGAGAACAATAAACCTCGTCTATTGTATTATTTACGTAGAAGAGGTTATAGAGGTTTCAGTATGAACCGCCCCGACAAGTTGTGGAATAAACTATCTGTAACTGAAAGAGAGGTGGGTGGTATGCCGAACTCTAGTGAGGATATAAAGCAAGCTCACGCCGCAGCTATTGAAATGTATATCAACGATCATGTTGGTCATTTAGAAGATGGTACTTACGGTACTGTATATTTCAATGAAACGCTGAACGACTGGAGTAAATTTAATATAAATAAAAGAACCAAGTATGATGCTGCCATAAGTTCCGGTTTAGCTATCATGGCTTGTAATAGACATTTGTACCGACCAAACCCTGAGGTAAAGAAACAACCGTTAGATATAAGTATATCTAGATACACTAACACCGGATTTAATTCAACAATAATAAAAAAATAAATTATGGCAGAGTCTGTTGTAAAGAATTTCCCTTCACAAGCAGTTAGTGATTTAGAAAAGATGACCCAAGAGTATGGGCTAAAAGTAGCTAGAGCTATTGAACATGAATGGTTCTCTGGTTCCACATCTAAGTATAATAACAATATAAACAATTTTCACAAGTTGCGGTTGTATGCTAGAGGAGAACAACCAATACAAAAATATAAAAATGAGTTATCTATAAATGGTGACTTAAGCTACTTAAACCTAGATTGGAAACCTGTACCTATTGTACCTAAGTTTGTAGATATAGTAGTTAATGGTATGTCTCAAAGAACTTACGATGTAAAAGCTTATTCTCAAGACTCGTATGGGGTTAGCAAGAGAACTGAGTATATGGAATCTATGCTTAAAGACATTAGGTCTAAAGAGTATAACGATATGGTTCAAGAAGGTTTTGGTATGGATATTTACGAAAACCAAAAAGAAACTCTACCAGACACTGAGGAAGAACTAGCTCTTCACATGCAGCTAAATTATAAGCAAGCCGTTGAGTTAGCTGAAGAACAAGCTATTAATGTATTAATGGAAGGTAGTAAGTTTGATCTTATCAAGAAGAGATCTTTATATGACTTAACTACTATAGGTATAGGTGCTACGAAAACTACATTTGATTGGAGTGATGGAGCTAAAATACAATATGTAGATCCAGCTAATTTAGTTTATTCATACACTGAATCTCCTTACTTTGAAGATATATATTACGTTGGAGAGGTTAAAGAAATCCCAATTAACGAGTTGGTTAAAGAATTCCCTAACCTATCTGAGTCGGAGATTTACGATATAGTAGAAGGATCTAAAAGTTCTGCTAAGTTAGTCAATCAGTACAATGGAGATAAGAATAAAATCAGTGTGTTATATTTCAATTATAAAACACACAAGAATAATACATACAAAGTAAAGGAAACTGGAACGGGTGCGAGTAAGGTTATAGAGAAAGATGACACTTTTAATCCACCAGCTGATATGGATGGTAACTACTCGAAACTTGAAAGAGTAATGGAGTGCTTATACGAAGGTGTACTAGTATTAGGTACTGACAAGTTGTTGAAGTGGGAGATGGCTAAGAATATGCTTAGATCTAAATCCAACTTTGATAAAGTTAAAATGAATTACAGTATCGTTGCACCTAGAATGTATAACGGTAGAATAGAATCTATAGTTAGTAGAATAACAGGGTTTGCTGATATGATCCAGTTGACCCACTTAAAACTTCAGCAAGTTCTATCCCGCATGGTTCCAGATGGAGTTTATTTAGACGCTGATGGATTAGCTGAAATAGATCTGGGTAACGGTACAAACTATTCTCCGCAAGAAGCTTTAAACATGTTCTTCCAAACAGGTTCTGTTATAGGTAGATCATTTACTTCTGAAGGGGATATGAATCCTGGTAAAGTACCAATTCAACAAATACAAAATGGATCGGGTGGTAATAAACTTCAAAGTCTAATACAGACTTATAACTACTACTTACAAATGATTCGTGATGTCACCGGACTTAATGAAGCTAGAGATGCGTCAACACCTGATAAAAACGCTTTAGTTGGTATACAGAAGTTAGCAGCAGCTAACTCTAATACAGCTACTAGGCATATATTACAAGCGATGTTATTATTAGCATCCGAATCTGCTGAAGCGTTATCTTTAAGAATTTCAGATATTGTAGAGTATTCACCTACTAAGGAAGCATTCATACAGAGCATAGGAGCTCACAATGTAGCTACGTTAGAAGAGATGAAGGAATTGCATTTGTATGACTTCGGTATATTTATAGAATTAATGCCGGATGACGAGGAGAAGCAAATACTAGAGAATAATATTCAGATAGCACTATCACAACAGTTAATAGACTTAGATGATGCGATTGATTTGCGTGATGTTAGAAATATTAAACTAGCTAATCAACTTCTTAAAATAAAGAGAAAGAAAAAGCTTGAGAGAGATCAGAAGATGCAACAGCAAAATATTCAAGCTCAATCTCAGGCTAATCAGGAAGCTCAACAAGCAGCTGCTCAAGCTGAGGTTCAAAAGAACCAAGCTAAGACACAGTCTGATGCTCAGTTAGAACAAACTAAAACTCAGTTGAAGATTCAATACTTACAGCAAGAGGCTCAAGTTAAGAAAGAATTAATGCAGTTAGAGTTTGAGTTAAACTCTAGATTACAATCTGGAGAGAGAGAGCTGAAGGACAGGCAAGAGGCTATGAGAGAGGATAGGAAAGATTCTCGAGTAGACAGGCAAGCTCAACATCAAAAAGATTTAGCAGATAGAAAAAACCAGGGTGAATCACTTAAAAAGTTCGAATCATCAGGTAATGATATAGTAACAGGTGGAGTAGGATTAGACCAATTCTAAATCCACTCATTTTTTTAATTTTATAATATTTTATTATGGCGGAAGAACAAGATGATGTAATCAAAGTAAATCTTAGTTCCACTCCAACTGAGAGTGATGTAACTAAAGTAGATTTAAGTAAACCCCCAATTGAAGAGACCAATGAAACTACAGAAACAGAAGCTGACCCAGCAGGAGTGGTGGGAGGCGATGAAGACACCGGAGCCTCACAAGAACAAGAAGAGGTACAGCCGGAAGGAGAAGTACAAGAAACAGAAGCATCAGTACTAGAAGAAGTAACTGAAGAAGAAGTCGAAGCTGTAGAAGAGCAAGTTGAGGAAGCTATAGCAGAAGCAGAGGCTACTGGGAAACCGCTACCGGAGAACATCCAGAAGTTAGTTGATTTTATGGAAGATACTGGTGGAGACTTGAATGACTACGTAAGTCTAAACAGAGATCTAACTAAGTTGGATGACTCTGAGGTGTTAGACGAATACTATAGAGAAACTAAATCTCATTTATCCGCTGAAGAGAGAAACTTTTTGTTGGAAGACAAATACGGTTTTGATGAGGACATGGATGATGAGCGTACAATAAGATCAAAGAAAATCGCTTTGAAAGAGCAAGTTGCCGAAGCGAAAGCCTACTTAGACGGGCAAAAGTCTAAATATTACGAAGAGATTAAAGCTGGAAGTAAGCTCACTGAAGAGCAACAGAAAGCCGTTAACTTCTTCGATCGTTACAATAAGGAATCTGAAGAGACTCAGAGACTAACAGAAACTAATAAACGAGTTTTTCAACAGAAGACTGATAACTTATTCAATGACAAGTTCAAAGGTTTTGATTACAATGTCGGAGATAAAAAGTATAGGTTTAATGTTAAGAACGTTGAAGACGTTAAGACGAACCAAAGTGACCTCAACAATTTTGTCCAAAAGTTTTTGGATAAGAACAATCAAATGAGTGATGCTAAGGGTTATCACAAATCTTTATTTACAGCTGCGAATGCTGATGCTGTTGCTCAACATTTTTATGAGCAAGGAAAAGCAGATGCAATCAAAGACACTGTAGCTAAAGGTAAGAACATTAATGTCGATCCTAGGAGTACTCATGGCAATGAGCAACTCGGTGGAACAAAGTTTAAAGTGTTAGGTGAAGGTTCAGATGATTTCAAATTCAAAATTAGTAAAAGAAAATAATTAATCTTTAAATTAAAAAATTATGGCAATTACGCAATCGGTTCCTGCAGCAAGTTATACTGCGGCACCATTAAAACAAACGTTGGCTTCAAATTACATCGACTTCACAGCCGCTGGAAATGGATGGGCTCAACAATATTTACCAGAC